AGACAGTCAGCTCGATGTGGCTCCACTTCGTCCCGTCGGGTCCCCCCGTGATGCGGGGGTCGAACAGGCCGCCCCGCTCGGGCTTCATGTCCTTGCCCTGGAACATCAGCCCGGCGTCCGGGAGTGCCCCGTTGGACATCTCCCTGGTCTGCGCATCGGTCAGCGGGGACAGGTTGATGACGCTGCCCCGCTTCGTGGGGTTGATCCCCATCACGTTCATGTAGCCCTGGAGCTTGTCGTAGGCGAAGGACGTGGTCGGCGGGGGCAGGGGCTCCCCCGACTGCAGGGCATCCCACAGCTCGTCGTTGCGCTGGGTCTTGTAGGTGGCCATCTCACGGATGTTGGCCTTCGCTCCGTGCGCGAGCATGGCGTACATGCCCAGCGCGTCCATCGCCTGGGCACCGTGGGCACCCCCGCCCTTGGGGACCCGGTTGACGTCGTAGCCGTACCCAGTCCCACCCGACCGAGCCGCGGACTTCTTGGTGACCTGGTGCTTGAGCTTGAGCATGTACTGCTCGCCCGTCAGGGTGTCGCCCAGCCTGCTCCCGGTCTGTGGATCCTGCAGGGGCTCCGTGTCGGTGACCCCCGCGGCCGCCAGCTCCTTCTTCAGGGCCGTGATGTAGTCCTTGCCCCCGCCGGCGAAGTTGTTGACGACGTAGGGCTTCCGCTTCGTGGACAGCTTGCTGGCTGCGGTCTCCAGGACCTGCCCGAGGTTGATGCGGCCCGGGATCCCAGCCGGGTTGAGGAGGACGTCGAGCTGCGGGGAGCCCTTCTCCATCGGCCGTGGCATCTCATGGTCGGGGATGATGGCGGTGATGACGCCCTTGTTCCCATGGCGCCCGACCAGCTTGTCCCCTACACGTGCCGGCTCCTCGGTGGCCACGTGGACGTCGACTCCCTTGGCCGTCTTCACCACACGGACCACGCGTCCCTTGGTGTCGCTGTCCCAGGTGAGGGGTCGCTCGATCAGGTCCTTGACCAGGCTCTTGTGCAAGCGCTCGAGAGCACGGCGCTCACTGGTGGGGGCCGGCTTCTTCAGCGAGGCCACCAGGATGTCCCCCTCGTGGACGATCTCCCCCTTCCGGATGATCCCGTCATCGTCCAGCTTCTTGAGCTTCGAGTCCGGGGCACGGTCCGGGGTGGAGTAGGCGCGGAACTTGTCCCGCTTCAGCACCGTGTCCTTGTTGATGGCCAGGTGCTTGCGGTGCATGTGCTTGGACGTGAGCTTCTTGGCACCCGTCTCGGAGATGACGATGCCGTCCTCGAAGTTGTACCCCTTGTACGGGAGGTACGCGACGCGCAGGTTCTTCCCCAGGGCGAGCGTCCCGCCCTTGGTGAAGTTGGTGTCGGCCACCAGCTGTCCGGGCTTGACCTCGTCCCCTACAGCCACGACGGGGTTGGAGTGCAGCACACTCGACGCCTCGTTGAGGGGGAAGTGGTCATACAGCTGCACCTCGTGCTTCTTCCGGTCCTTCCCACGGATGATGACAGCGTCGGGCTTGACCTCGATGACCTTCCCCGCGATGGGGGCGTAGTGCGCATTGAACTGGCCGAGGGTCTGCTCCCACGTCTTGGCGCCCTCCGTCTTCACCTGCACGCGCGGGGGCTCCCGGTCGACGAGGGGGACGGCCTGCTCCTGCTGGCGCGACGCGGTCATGGCACGGACACCCTGGTTGTTCTGCAGGAACGGGATGAGGTTGGACGACATCCCGAACAGGGCCTTGGGAGAGCGCAGGACGTAGTCCACGTCCTTGTAGTTGACCGTCTTCAGCTCACCGCCGGGGCCGCTGACTGCCACGCGGCTCAACACATCGGGGGTCGGCTTGCCCTTCTCCCAGGTGAACTGGTCAGGGTAGGCCATCGTGCTGCGGTGCGCCTTGTAGGCGTCGACCTCCTCCATCCGTCCCGTCTTGGTGTTGTACGCCTTGATGTAGAGCTTCTTGTCCTTCTTGATGACCCCCAGCGGGAGCTGCAGGGTGATCCCGGTCTTGTCCCCCTCGGGGGTCTGGATGGGATCGAGGAACCCCAGGTGGGTCGGGTCGATGAGACGGACCTCGTCGGTCAGGGTATGGGTGGTCTTGATGCCGCCCTCCCCCATGACCGTGGTCTTGGTCTGCCCGGACACGAACTCCAGGGGGTTGATCTGCTCGGGCATCTGCGCGAGCTGGCTGGACGTGAAGAAGGACCGCACCGGCTTGTCGAAGATGCCAGGGGCCACGATCTCTCGGACGCGCTTCCCCTTCTTGTCGATGTTGTTGGACAGCTTCGCCCGGATGTCCCGCTGCGACCGCTGGAGGCGCTCCTCGATGAAGTCCTCGATGGAGAGGGCGTCCTTGAAGAACAGGTGCTCCCGGTTGTCCTCATCCTCCTCACCCCTGGAGATGCGGGCGAGCTTCGCCGCCGAGGCCAGGAGCGCCTCGGAGCTGACGTGGTCGTACTTCTTGCCGAGGGTGAGGTGGGTGCTGTCCGACCGGAGCTTCGTCTCAGTCAGGGTCTTGGCGACGTGCTCCTCCGCCTCCTCGATGCTGGGTGCCGGCTTGCCTGTGGACGCCTTGTAGAAGGCGCGCATCGCAACGTCGTGCTTCTCCTGCTTCCCCGCGGTGAGCATCCGCCGACCGAGCTTGGCCTCGATGGCGTCGTCACCCACACCCATGGCCTTGAGCACGGGGTAGAGGGGGATGTTGGAGTCGCCGTAGTGGATGAGGTAGCGGCGCTTGCTCGGGTCGAACTTCAGGTCGAAGCCCAGGCCCTGCTCCGCGTTCCACTTCGAGACCAGCTGACCCTTGCCCGTGGTGCGGTGGTACACGCCCGACTTCAGGCGGAACTGGTTGTCGACCTGCCGCTCCTTGCCATCCACGATGTAGGAGTACCGGCGCGTGACCTTGGGGAGGTTGGCCACTCGAATGGGCCGCTCGTCCAGGACCTTCCCCGTCTCCTTGTCGACCAACCGTACGTCGGCCATGACGGGCACGGTCCAGGACCTACCCTTCATCTTGGCCTCTTGCTGTGATCGGATGTCGTCGATGCTCTTCTTGTCGTCGACCCAGACTCTGTCTACTTCCAGCCTGCGGTCCCTCCCCTCGTAAGGGAAGGTCGACTCGATGGCACCGCTGACACGGTCTTTGAGGGCGTCAAACGAGCCCTCTGGGTTCAGCGTTGTCATGGAGACACCTATTTGGCTCCCAGGCTACCCCTGCAAGGGGCCCAGTGGCAACTGTCATAAGGTGAATGAACCCCAAACGAAGGGAGGCATATAGATGCCCAACATGGATGAGGACCGCTGGGCCAACGCTGGCCCCGACGACGACGACGACGGTAACGACAACGAGCCTGAGGACACCGAGCCGGAGCCCGAAGAGGACCCCACCGAGGACGATGAGGACCAATCGTCCGTCGAGGAGTTCGACAACAACGTCAATGAGGGTGTGGGGTACTGACATGGAGGAGTTCGTGGTCATCTTCGGCCTCGGATTCATCGCTGGCATGCTCCTGTTCCTGCGGGACGTCCTCGCGGACTGGGACGCAAGCCGTCAGCCCGCCTGACGGAGGACCCTATGCCCGAGGACTTCCCTGACGGGACGGTCGCCCTCGCCTACTGCCCCCTGCTGGCACACTGGATCTGGGAGATAGAGGGCTGCCCGACGGGGCCGTTCCTCATCACCTGCGACGAGGTCGACTGCACACACTGTGCCCGCATGGGTGAGTTCCTGGGCGAACACTCCCGAGGCCACGCCTGGGTCTGCTACGCGTGCGCCGACGGTTTCACCAAGCGCGTCGGCTTCTGGGTCGACGGGTACTGCGACATCTGCGGAGGGACCATCAAGGGACCCACCGTTGGGGAAATTGCAGCACAGGACATCACCCTACAGCTGGTCGAGATCAATCCAGGACTCATCGAGGAACTACAACGGCTTCACAGCATCGTAGAGGAGCACTATGTCCCCCCCGACTCTGAGGTTCGCTGACATCATCCAGGGGCCGGAGGAGGACGACGGGTGGGACGACGCCCTTGGACAACCTCGCCCACGCTGCTCCTACTGTGACCAACCCATCCGCCCCGGCCAAGTGGCCATCCAGGTCCAGCAGTTCGAGGTCCTCTTCTCCCGCAAGTCCCGCCAGGACGTCTACCAGGACGTCCACATGGAAGACGGGGACCCTGAGAAGCTGTTCCACCTCACGTGCCTCGCCACCCTCGTACCCATGCACGTCATCGGGGTCGAGAGTCACAATGCTGACGTGTGACTACTGTGGCGAGGAGTTCGAGCTCGACAACGAGGTGTTCGTCTTGATGGGCGGACGCTATGGCATCTCCCCGCGCACTGGGAACGGTACGCTGGTGGACGAGGCCGAACCCATGCACTACCACGGCCACTGCCTCATCCACTCCGTCATGGAGTCCGATGCAGCACAGGAAATGCTCCAAGGGTTCACCGAGGAGATCCAGGAAGACGTCCTTCGGGCGCTCTGATTGGGGTGGGTGCGACAGTCTGTCGCGCCCATCATTAGCCCTGAACTACACGATGGCCTTGTCGGCAGGGCGCCGTGGCGGCTTCACCGAGGGGAGGGGCTGCTGCAGGGGGTTGAGCGTGTCCCGCTCACCGCCACCGCCCTCGGACATCTGCTGCACAACCATCTCGTACAGCTGCGGGCTGCCCATCTTCAGGCGCTGCAGTGCCTGGCCGTAGGCGGCCGGGTTGTTCCGCTCGACCTGGCGCATGTGAGACACGACACGACCGGCCACGTAGCGGATGTCCACCGAGCCCAGCTGCCCCGCGTTGAGGGGTGACTGCGCCGTGGCCATGGGGTCCGGTGCGTTGTCGGGGTAGACCGCCACCTCGTTGGGCACCCCTGGGGCGATCTCCTCACCCCGCAAGGACTTCGGAGAGCTGGCCGGGCCCTCCGCGTAGTCGGGAGGCGTGTCCTGCGGCTGCTGCAGGGACATCTGCAGCTCCTGTGCCTGCACCTGGTAGCGCAGGGATGCCAGCTGGGCCTCCCCCTGCGCCGTGGCCTGGGCCACCATCATCTTGCGGTTGGCGTCGACCTGCTTGGTCAGCTCACCACGCTTGCGCTCCTCCTCCACCTCGAGGTCCTCGCCCAGCTCACGGAGCAGGGTGGTGTCGGAGATCTTGCCCATCTGGTTGCCCTGGAAGTAGATCATCAGGCGCTGCAGGTCGTCGGCCATCTTGAACCGCTCGAAGCGGATGCCCACGCGGGGCCAGCCGAGGTTGTCACAGATCTGGCCCATGATGAAGTCGCGGACCATCCTCTTCTGGTCCTCACGGTACCCGATGAACTGGTTCTCCAGGATGCGCATGGAGATGTTGGTGCCGGAGAACTGCATCCCGCCGAAGATGAATTCCAGGGGGACGTTCATGCCCGCGATGATCTGCTCGCTCCAGACGCGCAGCTCCTGGTGCAGGATAAGGGCGCGCCCCTGCCCACCGATCATCTCGTGGCCGATGGGGATGGGCATGATGGGGACGTAGTTGGGGTCCTGCCTCCACCGAGTCACCTCGTCCTCGATCTGAGTCCGCCACTGGCTGAGGTTCACCATGCTGTACGGGTCGCTGGTGTTGCTCCCTGCCTGGGGGAAGAGGACGCGGAAGGGGACGATGTGCTCCTGCGCAATCATCTCCTGACCCTTGCGGAGAATCTGCAGGTAGAAGATGTCCTTGAGCACCGGCAGCACCAGAGGCATGCCCCAGCCCTGGTCCTTCTGCGCGATGATGGGCCGCTTCAGGTGGAAGATGCGGTCGTTGGCGAAGGCGACCGCCTTGTCCTTCCGCATGGCCTGGACGAAGGTGTCCGAGATCTGCTCCACCACGCGCTTGCGGCCGACGCGGATGCGGTTCTTCAGCCGACGCGGAATCTTGTAGTAGTAGACGGGGTCCGTCAGGCCCTCGTTGTACTCGATCTCCACACGCTCGGGGTCCCACCGGACGAGCCGGATGCCCTTGGGGCTGCGCAGGGTCTCGTCCCGCACACGGGCGGCCGCGTGGTGCCCGCACTTGGGGCAGCGCAGCATGAACTTCAGGTCGGAGAAGCGGTAGTGCGGGCGGAGGTCCTTGGCCGGGGCCTCATGCCCACACCCACGGCACTCCAGGTACTTGACGAAGGGGAAGTGGACCGAGACGAAGGCGTTGCCGAAGCAGTAGTAGTCCAGCCCCACCTCGATCTGGAACTTGCGGATCTGCAGCTGGTCCTCGAACAGGTGACGGTACCTCTCCTGGACCTTCTTCTCCTTGGTGTCATACACGATGGGGGTGATGGGGTACTCGGCCAGTTTGTAGATCACCGCATTGATGAGCGGGTTGGTGAAGAAGAAGTACCTGCACCACCGCAGCATCTGCTTGAGGCGGTTGGGGAAGTAGGTCTGCGCCGCGTCGAAGAACGGGTTGGGGTACGGGACCCCGAGCTTCTCGTACCCACCCGAGCCGGAGGCCCGCGCGGACAGCTGCATGGGCTGGGTACCGTAGGCCGTATTCTGGAAGCCGATTCCCTGCATTACGCCTCACCTCTCGGCCGCACCACGACCTGTCTCTCTGGCTGCGGACCCCCACGGTACCCCTTCTGGTCGAACAGTGGCAGCTCCGTGTACGGTGGGGCAGCAGGTTGCGGGTTCTGCAACTGCTTGCGCAGCTTCCCCCTCTCGATGAGCTTGTCGACGCCCTTCCCGGGGAGGCCCAGGGCCTTTGCGCCGAGCTCCCACCCACCCATGAACCCGGCGAAGCCGGTGGGCATGGCAGCTACGAGCCCGAGGTTGCCACCAATGTGCTCCCCGATACGCTCGAAGCGCCCCTTCTCGTCACCGTGCGGATCTTTCTTTGCCACAGCGGGGATAGTGAAGCCAGCACCCAGACCCGTCACGATCCCCTTGCCGCCCCACGGGATGTACTTGCCCGTCGGCCCCTGCCCTGTCCACCCGCGGCGCGACAGTTCCTCAGCCAGCACCTTCGGGTCCCGAGCAGCCCGCATCAGCGGGATGCTCTCCTCGTACAGGTGGCCCTTGGACGCCTGCCCCTCCAACCGCTTGGCCGCGCCACGTGCCCCTGTTCCACCCAACCACCCAGCTCGTCCACCCCAGCGGCCATGCTCAGCCGCCAGCCGCTGGGCTTCGGGCAGGGCAGACTGGGCTTCCCGTACCTGCCGCAGCCCCCGAGTGTGGACGGCAGTGGCCGGATCCAGTGAGAGCCCCCGAGCTCGAGCGTAGTCCTCCCAGCTCATGCCCAGGCGCTTCACGGACTTGAGGGTGTTCTGCAGCTCGGACCCGGCAGGGGTCATGTGGTGCCAGCCCTCGCGCAGGATGCCCCTGGTCTGCCGGGGGTCCACCAGGCGTACCGTCTTGCTCAGCCCGGCGCCCAGGCTGCCTGGGACCTCGGCCATGAGGCGACCGATGCGGCCGACAGTGCCGACCACACTGCGCTTCTCCAGCTCGTCGTAGAACGAGACCATGCGCTCGGGGGTCAGGACACGAGAAGCCACGGCTTCACCACCTTCAGCTGCTGGGCCAGCTGCCGCTGGCGCAGGTCCATGTAGTCGCAGGCCACCATCAGGCGGGCCACACACACATCGGCCTGGGTCTCCTGGAGGGTGCTGCCTTCCTGCTTGACCTCAGCATACCGCAGGCGCACAGGCTCTGGGTCGTTCTCATAGTACAGGCGGAGGTTCTTCCCCTCACCCCGGTGGGAGTAGGCCGAGTCCAGGGAGGGCTTGCCATCAATGTTCTTGGGGCCGGACCAACGGCCTGAGCACACGTCGCAGAGCCCGTCGTCCGGGTGGGTCTCCCCGACGTTGCCACAGTCCCGACACTCGTACTTGGGCAAGGACGCGTGCACCTGGGCGAAGGCCAGGGGAGGGGGGAGGTGCCATACCCCATCGTTGAGACAGCACGCTGCCACGAACCGCGCGACCTCCTCCGAGAAGGAGTTGCGCACGATGGTATTGGCGACGTCGACACCCGCCATCAGCTGTGCTGTGGTGGGAGTCTGCAGCACGTCGAAGCGCGGGATGTTGTTGACCAGGGGCTGCAGGGTGACGGTGAAGACCTCCCACCCCCTCCAGAACCCGTCGCTCCCATGGAGCACCTTGACGGCCTGGATCTTGTTCTTGGTCAGCTCACTGATGTTGATCCCGCCCCCACGTGCGGTCTTCGGGCCGAAGTACTGGGCGATGGCCTCCCAGATAGTCTCCGCGTCCCAGGTCCACCAGTCCTTCTTGAAGGCGGTGATCATCAGGGCGTCGAGGACGACCGGGTGAGTGTCGTGGTGGGCGAAGATGGTCGCAGGCGTCAGCTTGGTGGACGCCGGTGGGATGCTGTCGTGGGTCCCGACGTCAACCATGGGACGGGGAGAACCCCGAGTCGGCACCCAGCCGTGCGAGGACCACCTTTGTCGTGTCGGGCATGGACTTGAACACCGCGACCGGGTCCTTGCAGAACTCGTCGGTGAAGTCGTTGCCGAAGTGGCTGCGCAGGAGCATCACGGAGTTGGCGGCAAGGGCCTTGAGGTCGCTCTCCGTCACGCGCTCGGCACCCTCTGCCCAGATGAACTCCTCGGCCGTCTTCACCTCGCCCAGCATGGTGTAGTAGGGGTCCACCACGTGGTGGTCCCACAGGTGGGCCAGCCCCGTGGCCTCGTCGAAGCCGCGTAGGGCCTCGGCCGCAGCGCGCGGCTCCACGTCGTGCATCTCCGCGGCGAACTTCTCCAGGGCGGGCTGGTGGCTCTCCGGGAGGAACTCCTTGCGGGCGAGCACGTACATCTGGGCATCCGAGGCGCGCTCGGAGGAGGCGTACTTGTGGACGGCCTCCCCCTCCAGCACGATCCCCAGGTCCGTGGCCCGAGCCGCCAGCTTGACGGCGAAGGACCGCCGCTCCTCGGGGTGCATCTTGAGGAGGTTCTCGGCGAAGAAGCCGTCCGCCAGCTTGACCTCCTCGTAGGTGCGCACCGGGTACTTGCCCAGGATCATGTGGTCCTCGGCGACCTTCTCCTGCTCGAAGACAGGCGTGGGCTCCTGTCCTGTGACGTCTGCCACCTCGGCATCGTCGGTCGAGGCCCGCAGAGACAGCGCGACCTTCACCAGTTCCTCCGGGGCAGCCAGGTGGTGGGCCTTGTGCGCCCCCAGAAGCCGCGCGGCCACGTGTGCCTGCGCTGTCTTCGGGAGGTACCCCCTCTGGCTCAGGAAGTACTGCGTGCTGAACCACGTGTTCCCCGGGTCCACCGTGGCGTACTTGCGGATGACGCTGTCTCCATCGACAGCCGCCAGCGCAAAAGCATCGTTGGGCAACTCACCGAGTTGCTCAGCGTCGAGGACTGCCGCCTCCTTGGCAAAATCGGGGATCGCATCCACCGAGGTGAGCTGGGGGAGCATGGCCCCGCGGTCATCGTACATGTCCAGGACGACTCCAGCCGTCTTCATGCGGGCCTCCTCAAGGGACGTGTTCAGCCTGCATCGTAGGCAGGGGGGCAGTTTATAGTCAAGTGAAACACCCCCCAGAAACCTGGCATAAGAAGACCAAGATGTAACCCAGAAAAACGCCGGAGATTACATGACGGGAACACTACGTTTCAGGGACCTCAACAAGGGGCAGCCGGGCCGACCGGCCTGCTTCGGGAAGGAGTACGACGACTCAACCTACGAGTGCCGCTACTCCTGCAGCCACAAGGGCGCGTGCGGGCCCGTGTTCCGCGCGAGGCACGGAGGAAGTGCCACACCATCGGGCGGGAACGCGGTCGCACCGCTCCCCGCAGAGGAGGACCTGCCAGCAGTGCAGGAGATCGACAGCGCGGAGGAGACCTTCTTCTCCAAGCTGGCGTACAATACGGGCATCCAAACTCTGGATGCACTCATTCGTGAGCTCCACTACGCCGTGCGGAGTGTCCCGCGGAAGCGGTACTTCCCACAGAGGGATAGGTGATGGCCAACGTCTCCACCATGTTCAAGGAGATCCGCAACAGGGCGCACTTCGCCAGCCACGCGAGCCTCGCCAAGGCCATGGACTGTACCGCCGAGTACATCCGGCTCATCGAGAACAAGGGGCGCCTCCCCAGCGACAAGTTCCTCTCCCTCTTCCTGCGGACGTGTCGCCCGCCGGCGAGCCTGGCCACGGAGATACGACAGACTGTCGCAGAGCAGCGGCTCCAGCGGAAGCATGGCCGCGACCTCAAGCACTACAAGAGCACTGACGACGTGAGCCTCCGCATCTGCCGTGGAATCACGGAACCCCTCCAGGACATCGGGGTGGACGACGCGGAGGACCTCGAGTACGTCTTGAGCAAGCTGCGTGAGCTGCTGTCTGCTGAGCTTCGATGAGGTTCCGCGCCCTCCACCCAGACAAGGCGTACCGAGGATCCATGCTGTGGGTCCCCAAGGCCCTCGTCCCCCTCGACGCCCTCGAGACGTCACTCACATACTGGTTCACCGAGCCTACACCCTCCGGCGAGTACGTAGCTCGGGCCGTGCGTGTATGGGCGGAGGACGTGCATCACATCGCACTCCCCCGGGAGTTCCCACGCGAGAAGGTTCCCTGCGAGGTCATCGACCTGGCCCCACCCACCGAGCACTACACCTTCGCCTCCACCATCCGGCCTCGGGACGAGGTCCAGGTGGCGGCCATAGCCGCGATGCGGTCCAACCAATCTGGAATCCTCAACCTGGGGTGCGGCCGCGGGAAGACGGTTGTAGGGTTGGACCGCATCGCCTTTGGTCAGGGCCCCGCCCTGGTCATCGTGAACGACAAGGGCCTCCTGGCACAGTGGCACAAGGAGGCCATGGACAAGCTGCAGCTGGACGCCGACGAGATCGGCCAAGTCCATGGGGCGAAGGCTGAGTGGGACAAGCCCCTCGTCCTGGCCACCGTCCAGACCCTGTGGCGCCGCATCAAGGACGGCCTGGTCCCCGAGTGGGTCCGGCGACGGTTCGCAACAGTGCTCTACGACGAGGCGCACCACATGGCGGCCCTGGAGTTCAACCGGGTAGCCTCCTTCTTCACGGGGCACCGCTTCGGTCTGACGGCCACCCGGAATAGGACCGACGGCAACGAGCGCTTCTTCGAGGTCCACCTCGGGCCCATCCTCTACACCGACCTGTCCGTAGACGTCCCACCCACGGTGTACTTCGCTCACACAGGGCTGGCGCCAACGTCTGCAGAGCGCGACGGCTTCTACACCAACGACATGGTCAACGTCGTCAAGGTCAGGCAGTGGCAGGCGCAGAACAAGCTGCGCAACGGCATGATCGGGCGACTCGCGCAAAACGCGCAGGGCGCTGGGCACAAGGTACTCGTCCTCTCTCATCTACGTGATGGTCACATCCCCCTGCTCCAGGAGGTCCTCCCGGGCTGCGGGGTGGTCTCCAGTAAGGTGAAGGGGAAGAAGCGGCTGACGAACCTGACCGAGAACGACATCGTCGTGGGCACCATGGGTGCCGCGCGGGAGGGACTGGACCGGCCCGACCTCAGCGTGGTCGTCTTCACCACCACCTTCGCCAACGAGAACGACTTCCAGCAGGCCTCCGGCCGCGTGGCACGGGCCTGCGATGGGAAGGTGTCCTCCGAGGCCGTCTTCATCGTGGACCACGTCCCCAAGTGCCAGGACCACGCCAAGTTGATTGCCCGCTTCGCTCGGAAGCGCGGCTACCGAGTAGAACACTTCCAACTGGAGAAACAGTGAGCAAGATCATCGACCCCACCAAGGAGGCCAAGGCGGAGCAGCCGCCACCACCCTTCCCTCCCGAGGACCTCGTCATCATCTGCGCCTCCCCCATCTACGGCTACATCGGCGTGGCCGACGTCGTCGGGGGGCAGCCCATCAGCCTGGCCAACGCCGTCGCGCTGGTGCCCGTCCAGGTGGGCAGCCGCCTCGCCACCCCAGGCGCCGCGCCCTCCCAAGACACCGCCCTCATGCCCATCGTCGGTGGGAAGAGTGGTTGCGTGGCCAAGCTGCACCTACCCTCCGGGCTCCCCTGGTGTCGTGTGGGGGAGATGCACGAGCAGGACCGCAACGTCATCTACACCGCCTACATGGACATGACCCAGGATGCCTGGCCCAACCCGACCGACGCTTGACACCTGGGCGCGGAAGCGCCTGGACGCCCTCGAGGAGCAGTACGCTGACTGCGAGCTGTGCCCTGACCTCGTAGACACCGGCTGGTGGACTCGCAACAACATCGTGTTCGGCGAGGGCATGGCCAACGCTGACGTCCTGTTCGTCGGCATCGCACCAGGCCAGAAGGAAGACCAGGCTGGGCTCCCCTTCGTGGGACCGACGGGTCAGCTGCTCGACGACATGCTCATGCACATGGTCCCCCACGAGGACCTCAAGCCCCACTACAACACCCAGAAGAACATCACCCGGGAGCAGTGGCGGAACATCAGGCACGTCCTCTGTGAGACCGAGCGCTTCTTCTACACCAACGCCGTGCTCTGCCGGCCGGTGAAGCAGGAGTGGGACGACCACCGGGAGGTGATGCGCCTGGAGAACCGCGACCCCACGCTCGTCGAGTGCAAGAACTGCGCAGACCGGCTGCGCCGCACCATCTACACCACCGACCCAACCCTCGTCGTCTCCCTGGGTGGGGCTGCCCTGCACTCGCTGATGGCCATCGACACCAAGTGGAAGGGGAGCCGCCCCAGCGTGCTGGAGATGACCGGCTCCGTCCTCGACCTGCACATCGAGGGCGAGGCGACCACCATCCGGTACCCCCTGCTGGTGCTGCCCCACCCGGCGTACCTGCTGCGCTACTGGGACATCGACGACCCGACCGGGTGGGTCCAGCGGACGGTAAGGCACCTGAAGCACGGCCTGCGCATCGTCGACCTGACGCGCAACACCCTGAACCAAACCCCCATACCGAAGAGGAAGTGACCTATGGATCCGGAACTGAAGTCCCAGCTGATGGGCGATGCCCAACGCGCCGTGGACGACTTCGTCAAGGCGGACAAGAACTACCGCGACACCCTGGCCGAGATCGAGACCGAGCTGCCTGAGGCCTTCGAGGAGCTGTGGTCTCTGCTCGAGAAGCGCAACGTCTCCTGCATCGACGCGCGGAAGAAGGTGAAGGCGGCGAGGGCGAAGATGGCCCCCTTCCGCACCCAGTCCAGGCAGTCGGTCATCTACGACCCTAACGGCTTCATCCAGATGGCACGTGAGGCCGGCCAGTACGAGGACCTCTGCGACGCTGGCATCATCAAGACCGCCATCGACGCGTCCAAGCTCAAGGACCACGTCGATGCTGCCACCATGGTCAAGTACAAGGAGGGCTGTGCCACGGTCGTCGAGACCGGCGCGGCCGTGTACGGGCCCAAGGAGCTGAGTGGGTTGAAGTGACCACTGAGATCCGCCGTCAGCTCCCCTCGCTGTCCATCACCAGGACGGTGAAGCTCAACAAGGACTCCCCCGAAGTCATGGAGTCCTACCACGACCCCAACGAACCCGTTCCCCAGGAGGTACAGAGAGTGCTCGACAAATTCGTTTCCCCCAAGACCAAGTCCCCCGCCAGGCTGTCGCTCGGTGGGGACCTCGCCGTCAAGGACTACGGCACGGGGTTCGGCGTCCACGTGGCGCTGAGCTTCGACGTGGACACCAACACCCAAGTCATCGACGCCGCCGTCGAGGAGGTGGGCCAGCTGGTCCGCAACTACCAGGCTGAGCAGATCGTTCACGCCGAGGCGCTCTACCACGAACTGGCCATCAAGGTCTGATCCAAGTACCGGGGATTGCTAGGGAAATCCGCTGCTGATCCACCTTGAATTTCGAGGCTGAGAGAGGTACTGTGGGGTGTTCCCCCCACCCCCGGCAAGGAGACGATTCGTGGCGAATCCGGAGATCATTCTGCTCACGAAGGTAGTCGAAGACGGGAACTTCAAGATCCTCCAGGACAACGAGATCGACCAGTCGTTTTTCGCAACCATGGAGGGTCGCGCGGTCTACACCTACCTGCACCAGCGCTTCCACGACCGTGACAGCTGGGGGTCCGTACCCTCCATGGACCTCGTCCAACACGTTGTCCGAGACTTCATCCCCGCATCGACCAGCGACAGCATCGAGCAGCTCGTCCGCATCGTCACCGAAGAACGCACCCGCGGAGAGCTGCTACAGCTGAGCGAGGAGATTCAGGAGCTGGCCGAGGATGGGTCCATCGAGAAGGCCATCCACCGTCTGCTCACGAAGTCTGGGAAGTTCGCCCGGTCCAAGTCGGGCACCCGGGACCTCGACCTCGCACAGCACGCGGGCATCATCCGTGAGCGGTATGACATCGTCAGTAGTGGCCAGGGGCTCATCGGCATCCCCACCCCCTGGCTCCCACTGACCGAAGAGACCCTGGGCTGGCAGCCTGGGCAGCTCATCCTCATCTACGGCCGCCCGGGCACCATGAAGACCTGGTCAGCCCTCCACGTGGCCATCCATGCCTACCTCTACGCCAACGCACGAGTCCTCATCTACTCCCGCGAGATGACCGAGGAGGAAATCCTCATGCGCTGCGCCGCGCTCATCGCCGAGGTGGACTACGGTCCCTTCCGCAAGGGCAGGCTGCAACCAGCGATGGAGGAGCAGGTCTTCGACATCCTCGAGGGCCTGGTGCAGGACGAGGAGATCATCGCCGAGACCACAGGCATGCACAAGTGCCTCAAGGTCACCACGGCCGCCGACCTCCCCCGCACCGGCCACACCGTCGAGGGCATCCGTGCCAAGGCCGAGGAGTACAAGGCCGACATCGTCATCGCCGACGGCATCTACCGCATGGGCGACATCCGTACTGGCAAGCAGTCCATCGAGTGGCAGAGCCTGACCCACGTGGTCCAGGACCTCAAGGAGACGGCCAAGCAGCTGCGCATCCCCATCATCGGGGTCACGCAGGCCAACAAGCAGCAGGACCTCGCGTTCGCTGACGCCTTCCTGCAGGAGGCCGACCTCACCCTCCGCATCATCCTCAACGACGCGGACCACGAACTGGTATGGGTCTGCCCCAAGATTCGAGAGGGCGAGCTCCGAGCGTTCACCACCCACGCCTACCCCGCCTCCAACTTCCGCTTGAAGGCCGAGCTCGACGCCGAGGAAGCCATCCGGCTGAAGAACCTCGACGACCAGGGCAAGGACGCCAGCGGGAAGAAGAAGGGCGGAGGCCGCGGCGGCGACAAGGACGATGACGGGCGCAACCCCCCTCGGGTCACGAAGAAGGCGTTCCGGGGATGAACGACGTCCACTCCCTCGTCACACAGATTGCGGACAAGTACCTGGGGCACTGGAAGCCCTCGGGTGACACCGACATTCTGGTGAACTGCCCATTCCACCCGACCGAGTTCGGCAGGCACACCCACACGCTCGCCATCAGCACCGAGCACGGTGCCTGGCTGTGCTACTCCTGCGGGGCCTCGGGAGGCCTGTCCTACCTGCTCAAGCAGCTGAAGGTTCCGGCGTCCCGCCGGGAGATGCTGCTGGGGCCGGTGAAGCACGCCGTGGAGAAGCAGAGGGAGCGGGCCCGCACACCTCGAGCGTTCAACTACGTCACGAGTACACCACTCCCAGAGGTCATGCTGGGCATCTACCAGCACTGCCCGACGGAGTTGGTGGCAGCTGGCTTCGACCCAGATGTCATGTACGAGTACGACGTGGGGTACGACAGCACCCACCAGCGCATCACCTGGCCCGTGCGGGACAACAACGGCAACCTCGCGGGCGTCCACGGTGGGTCTTCCCACGCCAAGCCCAAGTACATGCCCTACGAGCTGAAGCACTTCGACCCAGAGGTGCAGCGCCGCGTCAAGCAGTACGAGTACAAGAAGTCCCTCTACCTATGGAACATGGACCGTGTGTGGGCCATGGGCTACCACGACCGTGGCATCCGCGTGAACCTCGTCGAGGGGTTCAAGGCAGGGCTGTGGTGCATCCAGCACGGCTTCCCCAACACCGTGGCCATCATGGGCAGCTGGGTCAGTGCCCGGCAAGCTGAGTGGCTCAAGCGCCTCGGTGCCGAGGTGGTCCTGTTCCTGGACAACGACCTCGCGGGATGGCGTGGAGCCTGCGCCGCCTACATGATGCTCACCCCTGGGTGCCGAGTACGATTCGCGATGTACCCGGAGCCCTACTACCCGGACGGCTACGATCCCGAGGGGGATCCGGTCGTCCTCCACCAACCTGATGACCTCGATGGCTACGAAATTGAAAAGGCTCTGACTGAGCCTGTCCTGAAACCCCAGTGGCTGAAGATACCAGCCCACAAGGACTCATGGAGGAACGTACGTAATGGATTTTCGTCGAAGCGTAGGGCGCGAAAAGCGTCCCGGCCGTCGCGGTAGCCGCGGTGGCTTCCGCAACAGGTACATCGCCCCCAAGGACAGCATCGGCTCGCCGGTGGTGTTCCTGCCTGGTGAGTACCCCGACCCCCGCCCGGACCAGCATGTGGGTGGCCGTCCGCCCATCAACCCCTACTTCCTGTCCAAGGACCACCGCAAGGGAATCAAGGGCGGAGCATCCGCCATCATCGACCTGTGCAGCGCCGGCTGGGACACGGCCAACCCGCAGCCCTGCGTCTGGTGCCACGAGAAGCAGAACGGGGACAAGAACATCGACAACGGCCGCGACCCGCGGCAGGTGTTCACCCTCAACATGATCCACCTGGTGCCCTACCACCTGGCTCCCGCCGTGGACCGCCAGACCGGCCAGGTCCGGCTCAACCCCAAGACCAACGAGCCGTACATGAACAAGGTCATGTGCGAGGGCAAGGGGTGCCAGCACTGCCGCGAGGACCGCGACCTGATGTTCGGTGCGAAGAAGTACCTGAGCGTTGGGCGCAACCACCTCGAGAACCTGCGCACCATCGATGCCGACATCGGGATGCTGTGCTCCAACTGCCACGAGGGGACCGTCGCCACGGCCTCCTTCGAGTGCGAGTCGTGCGGCCACGTCATCATCGACTGTGTCAACAACGCCTACACGGACAAGGAGGTCGACTCGTTCGCCGCCGAGGTCCTCACCTGCCCCAAGTGCCGCCACTCGAGCCACGCGCTCGAGACCACCGTGTGTTCGGAGTGCCAGGACCCGGAGCGCACCACGCTGTTCGACGTCGTGCTGTGGCTCCGCCGCACCGGCGAGAAGACCGACAGCGCCCTGAGCCTGAAGCACCCCTCCCCCATGTCCCTGGGCTGGTGCTTCCTCAGCGACTTCCACATCAACGACGACGAGGAGCGTCCCCTCATCGCCGGATTCGAGGAGAAGGAAGGCGGAGTGCTCGTCCCCACCTGGGATGACGAGGTCTCCAAGATGACGAACCCCTACGCCTTCACCGAGATGTTCGGCGTCGGCAGCCCGCGCACTCCCGAGGACCAGGCCAAGCGCCTGCAGGTCCAGAACCCCTACGCGGGTGCCCCGACCCAGAACTACGGCCAGGGTCCCGGGTACGCCCGAACCTGACCTTCACGCCTCCCCTCCCGTCGCGTGGCGGGAGGGGCTGGCGGAGGCACTATGAGACTGAACGTCGCGCTCCCCGAGCCGTCATTCGTCGACACCTACGAGAGGGCACAGGCTGCGCTGGCGCAGGTGATGCAGGCCGAGTACGTAGGCCTGGACACCGAGACCACCGGCCTGGACACCGTCCGCGACCACATCGTGTGCTGGTCCATCAGCGATGGGAAAGACCGCTGGTGCATCCTGCGGGAATTCCTGCCGGTGTTCGAGCCCTTCTTCCACTCCATGGACATCGTCAAGGTCCTCACCAACGTCAAGTTCGACAAGCACATGCTGGCCAATGCGGGCATCGAGCTGCGCGGCACGCTGTGGGACACCGTGGTGATGGACTGGTTGCTCAACGTCAACGGGCAGCACGGCCTGAAGCAGTGCATCAAGAAGTACGGCATCCTCAACGCCTCCGCGATGCAGGAGTTCGCCCAGGTCTTCCTGGTCGACCCCGAGACCGGCAAGCGCCGGGTCAAGAAGAAGGACGAGGGCCTCGAGGACATCCTGCTGACGGCCCTGCACGAGGACCCCGACAAGGTCATCGAGTACGCCTCCCTGGACGCCTGGGCTTCCCTACAGCTCGGGCTGGAGCTACGCGACCGCCTGAAGGCCATGCCCTTCGACACCGACTACTCCGCCTGGGACCACTACATCGAGGTCGAGGAGCCCTTCACCCACGTCCTGTGGCGCTGCGAGCGACGCGGCATCTGCGTGGACATCGGTCACCTGGAGGACATCTCCCCCGGCATCCAGCAGACCCTGATCGACACCGAGAAGCACTTCGCCAAGATGGCTGGCCACATGGTCAACCTGCGGAGCCCCAAGGCCCTGCGGGAGCTGTTCTACTCCTACGACGAGGGTGAGAAGCAGTGGCGCGACCCATTCAACCACCCCTGTATCCACTGGACCGCGGGTGGAACCACGGGCAACCGCATGCCGTCCACAGCCAAGCTGGTGCTGGAGAAGTGGGCAGAGGAGGGATTGGAGGAGGCCGAGATTCTCCTGAACCACCGGCACCTCTCCAAGCTGTACGACACCTACATCAAGAAGATGTCTGGGCTGGTCGACGCCAACTGCCGGGTGCACACCACCCTGAACCAGGCGGGCACCCAGACCGGGCGACTGTCCAGCAGTGGGCCCAACCTGCAGAACATCCCCACACCGGACAAGGACGAGTTCGGTCTCCGCGGTGCCTTCGTCGCCGGCGAGGGCAAGCGGCTGTTGGTCTACGACTACAGCCAGCTGGAGATGCGCATCATGGCTCACATGAGCCAGGACGCTGGGATGATCGAGGCCATCAACGCCGGCCTGGACATCCACTGTGACACCGCGGCCAAGATCAACGGCCGGCCCTACGAGGAGTACTACGAGGCCAAGCAGGCAGAGGATCCCACGGACGAGCACAAGCAGCGGCTGTGGGAGAGGAAGCTCGCCAAGAACTCCGGCTTCCTCATCATCTACGGTGGCGGCCCCGCGAAGCTGGCTGTCACGGCCGGCATCACCATCGCCGAAGCCAAGCGCGCCATCGAGCAGTTCCGGGCCGCCCGCCCGGGCATCGCACGCTACACGGACTACCAGAAGGACTTCGCGCACCAGCACAAGTTCGTGCGCACACTGGTCGGTCGCTACCGCCACCTGCCCTTCGTCGACAGCCGTCAGGACCATGGCATGTCCGAGCGCGCCGCGGTCAACACACCCATCCAGGGGAGTGCCGCCGACATCGCCAAGGTCGCCATGCTGTGGGTCGACTCCCTCGAGTCGGACCGCTTCAGTGGCGTGGCCCAGGAGCTGCAAGCTCTTGACTGCCAGCTCCTACTGCAGGTGCACGACGAGCTGATGTTCGAGATCCCCGACGACGACGAGGTCGAGGCTGCGTGCTTCGAGCTCATCGAGCACGTCATGACCCACCCCTTCCGCGACGACCTGTCGGTCCCGTTGCCCATCGACGGCGGCCCCGGCTACAGCTGGGCGGAGGCGAAGTAGGAGATGCCATGATCGAAGCCACCCTGACCATCACCGCCCGCTACCTCGAGGGTGAGAAGGTCGACATCCCCGACGTGGAGCGCGTGCTCCAAGCCGCGGTCGACCACGTCCTGAACCGCGGGCACCTGTCCGCCACCCTGGACATGCCCATCGACGAGGTCGCCACGGAGATCGAGGCGAAGTACTACCCGGAGACCCAGCAGAAGCTGGAGATCTTCCGCCCATGACCAAGCGCGAACTGGTCGACTCCGTCGTCAGGCGCTGTCGTCGAGGCGGTGTACAACTGCCTCGTGCCGTCGCCAAGCCCATCATCGACATGGCCCTCTCTGTCATCGCGGGGGTGGTCTGCACGGGTGAGGCGGTTGAGTTGGCCGGCTTCGGCAAGTTCACCGTCACCACCCGCAAGGCCAAGAAGGGCTACGACTTCAACACCGGCAAGACCATCGACCTGCCCCCCAAGGAGGTCGTGGTGTTCACGCCGTACCGAGGGTTCCATGCCACGCGTGACCAAGGCTGACCTCGAGCGCTGGGCCGTGAGCCAGGTGCTGCGGCACATCGACAACGCCTACGTGGCCCTGAAGGTGGGGGAGGTGTACGCCTACCCCGGCTTCCGCACCCCATGGGAGGCGTTCAAGGACGCAGCAGGCTCCGGTGGCGGGGCCGGCGACGGGCGCATCGAGCGGCACGGGCCCGAGGGCATCACCGCCTCAGCGGGGGGCCTGCAGGTTAAGCTCTCCTGGAGGAGGGCCTGCGGCATCGCCCTACGTGACGGGCTCATTCTACGAGCCATAGCAGACGCCTACCCGGTCTGCCGGTTCGTCTTCGCGAGGAACGCGGAGGCCCACGAGCGCTTGGTCAAGGCGCGCCGGGCCTCCACCGAGGAGGATGACAACGTGGACCTCAGCCAGGTCCGCAGATGGGAGGACCCCGATGGACAAGTACAGTGTCGTGACGGACGACGAACTCACCAAGGAAGGCCAGGAGGGCGGCGCGAAGTGCCCGTCGTGCGGGAGTGACAAGGTCGACTACTCCGCCAACGTCCCGGTCTGCCCCAACTGCGGCACCAAGCCGTGGGAACGCGAGCCCGAGGAGGCCAAGCGTGACTGACAAGGAACCCACTCGCCAAGAGCAGCTCGACGCCCTCGCCGTGCAGGTCACCAAGGGGTCGAAGGGGCGGGCACGGTTGTGTCGCGCCAGCGAGATCACCCTCCCCTACTACTACCTGCGCAGACCCTCCGGGCTCATCGACCTCGACATCGCCACGGGCGGGGGGCTCCCCGCTGGTGGCCTGGTGGAACTCATCGGGCCCGAGGGGTCCTGCAAGTCCTGGCTGCTCAACCAGTACCTCAAGCGCCAGCAGGAGATCTTCGCAGAGGACTTCGCCGGCGCCGTGGCCATGACCGAGATGCACTACGACAAGCTCTTCGGGAAGATGCACGGCTTCCGCGTGTCGTACAGCGCCGCGGAGATCGCACGGATGGAGGCGGTCGAGGAGCGCTCGTTCACAGCCAAGGAGCTGGCCGAGCTGCGCGACGAGGTCGGCACCTTCCACACGGTGTTCGCAGACAGCGCTGAGACGCTCTACGACGCCATCCTCGACATGCTGCTGCCCGACCTCTACAACGTCCTCGGCATCGACTCCTGGGGCTCCCTGATGACCGCCGCTGAGGCCAACAAGGGGATGAAGGACAAGACCCGCGGCGGTTCTGCCAAGGTCAACGCCGAGTTCATCCGCCGGTACACGGCCATCATGATGGGGGTCGGCGGGGGGACCCCCGTCTCGACCACAGTCATCGGCGTCAACCAGATGCGCGACTCGATGGACCCCAAGAAGCTCTACGAGATCCAGGGTGGCTGGGCACTCAAGCACGGCAAGTTCGTCAGCATCATGCTGCGGCCCGGCAAGCGGCTGTTCCAGAACCCCAAGGGCGTCGTCACCGAGGGCAAGCCTGAGGGCCAGTCCAAGCTGGTCAAGGTCGGCAAGATCATCAACTGGGAAATCCTCAAGGGCAAGGCCGGCTGCCACGACGGACCGACCGGCAGCTTCCGGTACTACTACGCCACCGGCGCCGACCTCGAGCGCGCCCTCGTCATCGCCGCGCAGAAGTGCGGAGTGGTCGAGACCAAGGGCTCCTGGTACTCCTTCGACGGCAAGAAGAAACAGGGCATCGACAAGTGGGTCGACGCCATCCGCGAGGACTCCACGCTCCGCATGGAGATGGAGGGGAAGGTCATGAAAGCCAATGGCGTCCAGCCCAACTACTGTTGACACCGCCGTGTGCAGTCGGTGTGGCGAGAACGACTGGCAGATGGTCACCACACGCGCCAAGTGCTCCGGCTGTGGGACCATCGTACCCAAGAAGGCCATCGAGCTGTCCCCTACCCGGTCCCAGTACCAGGCAGCCTACCAACGGCGCAACATCCGCCGCGACAGCGACGACACCGAGACAGCGCATGCCAAGCAGCTCGGCGGGCGCAAGACCCGCGGCTCCGGCTGCGGCCCCATCGACAAGGCGGACGTGGACTTCCAGGAGGAGCTGCACGAGCTGAAGGAGACGCGCGCCAAGACCATCACACTCGCCCTGGCAGACTGGGTGAAGATTCGGACACAGGCGCTCGCACGTGGGAAGGCCCCCGTGATGGCGCTCACTTTCAGACATGGACGAAACAGAACCCGCCTGATGGTCATGGACATCGACGACTACCAGGCTCTGAAGGAGGCAGCACGTGCAACTGAGAACACACGATGACCTGGCGAAGTACTCGCCCCAGGAGGTGGAGGCGTTCGTCAACGCCATCTCCCCGCTCACCGAGCTGAAGGCGTTCCTGAAGGCCCGCAACGAGCCCGAGGTGGACCTCGCCTACCAGCGGACCCAGATCGCCCGGGCCACCCGCCGCTCCCAGGATGAGCCCAAGCTCCGGGAGACCTACCGCATCGAGCCCTCGTCCATCGACGGGTGCGCTCGCAAGCTCTGGTATCAGCTCCAGGGCGCGCCCAAGAAGGACTACGTCGACGACCGGCTGCGCCTCATCTTCGACACCGGCCACGCCGTGCACGAGCAGCTGCAGAGCTACTTCGAGGCCATGTGGGGCTGGATCGACCACCCCAGCCTCGCCGACGACGAGACCGACTCCTTCACCGACGAGGCCAGCGTCATGGTCGAGGACCGCTTCCTCTCTGGGAGCACGGACGGCGTCCGCATCACCCCGGACTTCCGCTACGCCCTCGAACTCAAGACCATCAACCACGACGCCTTCAGCAAGCTGTCCAAGCCGGTGCCCGGGCACCCCAAGCAGTTCCACTGCTACATGAAGGGCCTGGACGTCCCGTTCGGGTACATCCTCTACTACGACAAGAACAACTCCGCGATGCAGGAGTTCGCTGTGCCCTTCTCCCAGCCCCTGTGGCAGAGCATCGAGGCCAAGACGGACATCGCCCTGGAGGCTGACGACGACGGGCCCGACCCCGACGTCAAGAAGTGGGCCTGCAAGCAGTGCAACTACAAGGCCATCTGCGAGAAGAGGATGAGCTGATGGCCAAGAAGACCCTCTCGATGTCACGCGACGTGGAGGAGGCCCTCACCCATGCCAAGGTCATGGACCGGGTGATGTCCAACCTCAAGAAGCAGGGGATCGTCCTGCCCTCTGCCCCCCAGTGGGGCGGCGAGTTGTACAGCGGGCAGCTCCCAGCAAACAGCGCCGGCATGTCCGACCGCGACGTGGGCGAACTGCTCACCATCACCAACCAGTGGAAGAACTTCCTGCGGGGTCAGCTGGCCTTCTACAAGGGCTGCCGGGACGAGACCAAGAAGCAGGTACGCGTCCAGCTGGCCTACCTACGCAAGCAGCACGCCGACACGGCCAAGACGACCGAGAAGAAGTGGATGCTCGACGACATCCTGGAGCGAGACGTCCGGGTCCAGGACATCACGGGTGAGCACCTGTACTACAGCAACCTGGTGGGCATCATCGAGGCAGCCTACGACGCCGCGGAGTCGGACTTCAACACGGTCAGCCGGACCATCACCCTCCGCGGGCAGGCCCGGTCGGGTGCCCAGCGGGAGTATTCCCAAGGCAATCGGCGGGCCTCCCTGTGAACGTCCCGTCCATCCTCGTGGACTACGAGGAGCTCCCACCGTCGGCGAACAACGCGTTCTACAACGCATCCGGCGGTGGGCGGCGCCTCACGGACACGGCCAAGAACTGGAAGGCGCACTTCTCGGCGCACCTGGCTCGGGAACAGCTGTTCACCATCCAGCGGATGCGACAGTCTGTCGCAACTGGGATGGTCCTCGCCCTGGAGATCACCCTACGCTTCAAGCTCGGAGAGGTGGTCAACCCCAAGTGGCCCAACAGGTACAAGAAGGACACGTGGGTTGGGAAGAAGGGATCCAAGGCTCGGCGCATCAAGAAGGCCGGGGAGCGGATGGCAGAGTCCCGGTTCAAGAGGATGGACGTCTCCAACAGGTACAAGCTGGTCGAGGACGCCGTGGCCGACACCATGGGGGTCGATGACCGCTTCAACTTCGTGGTCTCCGGCAAGAAGCTCATCGACGATGAGAGTCCCGGGGTGTCTGTGCTCATCACCTTGGACGACCCACGAGTCTTCGGGGTGCCCAAGGAGTTCCTCGGTGAGGAATGACAGGTGTCGTCTACTGCCCCGGGCCAGACCCTGCGCGCCGGAGTCCCTACCAGGTCTCCCGTGTCAAGTGCCTGCTCATGCCGTTCGACCACTGCGGGGACTGCCCCAACCACTCATTCCAGGTCCTACTGCCGGACCTGCGCAGGCTCGTGCCTTGCCCTCTGGGGAAGCTCGCCGCCGAGGCCAGGAACACCGACCTGGTCTACCGGCTCAAGCAGACCAACCCAGTACTGGCACGCGACGTCCGCCACGCGATGGACCACAACCTCGACCTGACCTCGGTCGACCTGCAGATATGCGAGCTGAAACCACTGTTCTACACCTGCACCAGTTGCCAGGGGAGAGACGACTATGACCCACGACCCTGATACCTTCGACTTCCTCGAGGGCCTCAACATCAGCGAGCTGGTCAA